ATCAGACTCTATGGTATTGACACTCCAGAATCTCGTACTAGAGATAAAGAAGAAAAATTTTACGGCGAATTGGCTAGTCGATTTCTGAAAGATCAATGCAAGAAAGGTTCATGTATTATTTTAAGAACTTACTTGGATAAGAAGGGAAAATATGGCAGAATCCTTGGAGAGATTATTGTTGATGGTGTGAATATTAACCAGTTAATGATTGAAGAATATATGGCTGTTGAGTATCACGGACAATCGAAAACAGATATACATAAGGAACATCTGTTTAATCGTCAAGAATTAACAAGAGTTGGTATTGGATATTCAGTTAGGGCACTATAGCTTTTTCCTTGTATTGGGCTTTTCTTTGTGTTACAATGTGTATGTTGAATGTTTCAATAATCTAAGGGATATATTAGTATGATTGAACTAGAAAAGTTTGATAAGATAAATGAAGGGAAAGCAAAAATTCTCTACGAAACATCTGATTCTAACTATCTTATTCAATACTTTAAAGATGATATTACTGCTGGTAATGGTGAAAAGAAAGACACGTTAGCAAAGAAGGGTATTTATAATCAATCAATATGTACAACGATATATGAATATCTTTCCGAGTGTAAGATAGATACACATTTAATCAAGTCTATTAATAGTCGAGAACAAATAGTAAAAAAACTTTCTATGTTTCCCATAGAAGTTATTATTCGTAATTATGCTGCTGGTTCAATTTGTAGAAGATATAATATAAGGAAAGGACATAAATTTAGTACTCCTCTTTTAGAACTTTTTTACAAAAATGATTCACTTAATGATCCTCTTGTAATAGACGAACTAGTGACAGAAATGAATTGGTGTGATTATTATGAATTAAGAAAAATAAGACAAATAGCTTATATAATCAATCAAAAAATGGTTGAATTTTGGAATCAATACAATATAACTTTAGTTGATGCCAAGTATGAATTTGGGCTTGATTGCAATCAGAAAATTATCTTGGGTGATGAAATTACACCAGATACGCAAAGATTATGGAATCAAAAAGGTGAATCGTTGGATAAAGATGTATTTCGGGAGGGAAATGATATGTTTAACGTATCTTCCGTATATAAACATATAAATGAATTAATTTATGTATGAATATAGAGCAAAGATTATCAAAGTTATTGATGGTGATACCGTAGATGTTGATATTGATTTAGGATTTGGTATTGTTTTTGCAAAGCAGAGAGTACGATTATATGGTATTGATACTCCTGAATCAAGAACTAAAGATCAAGAGGAGAAGTTTTACGGCAATTTATCTTCTGATTTTCTCAAAGAACATTGTCCAAAAGGTTCATATATTACATTAAAAACTCATTTGGATGTCAAGGGAAAATATGGAAGAATCCTCGGAGAAATTTTTATTCCAAATTATATAGATATAGATGATACAGAATGGCTTAATCTTAACAAAATAATGGTAGAAAAATCCTTAGCTGTTGAATATCATGGGCAGTCAAAATCGGATATAATTAAAGAGCATTTATATAATAGAAATCAGCTATTAAAATTAGGTCTTTCTTATTAACTTTTTCCTTGTATTTGGCTTTTGATTGTGTTATATTATGTATGTTAGTTTGGTTCAGTATTATAAATATTATATAAATGTTTAAAGCTTTTAATGGAGAAACAAAATGGAAATAAAAGAAAAACTTAAAGAAGCTCAATTATGGTATAAACGTAAATTAGCAATGCGTGAAGATGTTAAGATTGAAGATATAAAAGAAGAAGATATGGAACAAGTAGAAATGCTTACAGAAATTCCGAAAGATGTAGAAATACTTACAGAGAATAAATAATGGTTAACATTACAGATAAACAACCCACCAATCTTAATCAGCTGAATGTAGTTAGTTTTGACCTTTCTTTATCAAGACTTCCAAAAGTTGAATATTTTTGTCAAAGAATTAATATTCCTTCTGTTACACTTGGTGAAACGAAATTTCCAACTCCATTTATAGATTTGCCTGTTGAAGGTGATACTCTGGTATATGATAGCTTAAGTATTGGTTTTATATTAGATGAAGATTTACAAAATTATATAGAGTTATATACTTGGATGACAGCTCTTGGATTTCCAAAAGAATATCCACAATTTACAGAACTTAAAGAACCAGGTCTTGCTTCAGAAACTACTGGTAAATATTCTGATATGACTATTATTCTTCATACAAATAAAGCAAATCCAAATTATCAAGTCACATTTACTGATGTTTTTCCTACATCTCTAGGTGGGGTTCAATTTGATTCAACTCCAACTGGGATGGATCCTATTGTTGTTGATGCTTCTTTTATGTTTCGCGGACAGTTCAATATAGACAAGATTATATAAGTCATGTTTTTCCTTGTTTTTTCATATTAAATCTGTTATAATATATGTATGAAAATTGATGATATATTAAAATTAATCGAAGCAGATAAAAAGATTGATTATTCACAACTGGATACTGAATCACTTAAAATTCCTGAACAAGCAATCAAATATCACCAACTCGCGCATGAAGAATCTGTTCATTTACGTTTTCTTGAAAAAGAATATAATGTTTTAAAACATAAAAGATGGATGTATTACATGGGCAAAGCTGATGATGAAGTATATGAGAAAGAACCATTTGATCATAAAGTTTTAAAATCAGATGTGAATATATTTTTAGATGCAGATAAACAATTAAATGATTTACAAGATAAAATTACAAGCCAGAATGAAAAATTAAAGTTAGTTTTACATGCTGGACAAATTATGCAGAATAAATCTTTTAATATAAAGAACGCACTTGACCATCAAAAGTTTATGGGTGGTGCCTTTTAATTATGATCGTAGTTGGAAAATTGAACGAATCATTCCTACAAATCTCTTGTGAAAGACATATTGCAAGAGAATTGAATGACCATTTTTCTTTTCAAGTCCCTGGCTTTCAGTTTATGCCACAGTATCGTAATAAGATGTGGGACGGCAAGATTCGTTTATTTAATATAAAGACACAACAGCTTTATACTGGATTGTATGACCATCTTCTTTCGTTTGCATTAAAACGATTATATCCAGTTAAAAGTGATTTATTAAGTATTACACCTACCTCAGGGTTGTCTGATGAAAATATCAGCGACTTCTTCAAATCATTAAATCTCCATTGTAAAAGAAAACCTATCACGCCAAGAGATTATCAATTTGCTTCTTTTAAACATTGTGTTAAGAAAGAAAGAACTTTGTTGTTATCTCCAACATCATCAGGAAAGAGTCTGGTTATCTATGCATTAATAAGATGGCATCAACATTTTCTGGATAAAGACAAAATATTAATACTGGTACCTACTACGAATCTGGTTACGCAGATGTATAATGATTTTAAAGATTATTCATCACATGACAAGTGGGATGCAGAAAATAATTGTCATATGATTTATTCTGGTAGAGATAAGAAAACCAGTAAACAGATTATAATATCGACATGGCAATCTTTGTTTCGTCTTGGTATTTCATATTTTAAACAGTTTGGTATGGTGGTAGGAGATGAGGCTCATCTTTGTAGTGCAGCTTCGTTAAAGAGTATTCTGGAAAAGATGATTAGTTGTCGATATAGGTTTGGCACTACTGGAACATTGACTGAATCTAAAACACATCAACTTGTGTTGGAAGGGTTGTTTGGTAAAGTTTATAAGGCTGTAACATCTAAACAGTTGATGAAAGATAAACATATATCTGATTTAAAGATACAATGTTTATTGATGCAGTATCCAGATGTTGAAAGAGAATCCGTCAAGACAGCAACATATAAAGAAGAAATAGATTTTATTGTTGAACACAATAGACGAAATAATTTTATCTGCAATCTTGCATTGGATCAAAAAGGCAATACACTTATATTGTTTAATTATGTAGAGAAACATGGTAAAGTATTGAAGAAGATGCTGGAGAAAAAGGCTGGTAAACGGTCGGTCTTTTTTATAGCTGGTGAAACAGATGTGGAAGAAAGAGAAGCAGTTCGCAGTATTACAGAGAATGAAAAAGATTCAATTATTGTTGCATCCTCTGGTGTTTTATCTACTGGTGTGAATATTAAAAATTTACAATCATTAATATTTGCACACCCGTACAAGGCCAAGATTAGAAATTTGCAATCTATTGGTAGAGTTTTGAGATTGGATGATAAGAATAACCAAGCAGTCTTATATGATATAGTGGATGACTTGCATTGGAAGAAACGAGATAATTATGGATTGAAGCATTGGAAAGAACGAGTAAAGATTTATACTGATGAGAAATTTGATTATAATTTTAAACAAATAACTATATAAATAGGAGTATAAGAGAAGATGGGTAAGACTTATAGAAAGTTAGAAACATCTAAACCACGAAAAAAGAAACAACGAAAATGGAAAAAATTCCATCTAAGAAATATGTTAAAAGGAGCTGTACACGATTATGAAAACAAAAAGGAAGTGTCTGAATTGTTCGACAAGTACAATGAAGAAAATTTCTGAAGGTTTGAGTGGAAGAACATGGTATGTAGATTATGAATGTACTGAATGTAAAAAAGTACAAGTAGTTCCCCGTAACAAACCTGCACCAATATGGAAAACAGAATATTCTATTATGAATACAATATCAACACCAATAGGAATAAATGAAAAGGACTGGCCCGATAATGATTGATAAATTTGGTAGATTACAAATTAAAATTTATAACGAAAGTGATAATCCGTTACCAGAGTATCAGAATAAAGGTGATGCTGGAATGGATATTAGAGCCAATGAAGAAGTTGTAATTCGTGCGTTTGGTTGGCGTAAAATTAAAACTGGATTATATATTATTATACCATTTGGTTATGAAGGTCAAATGAGGTCGAGGTCTGGTTTGGCTGCAAAACATGGTATCCAAGTTTTAAATACACCTGGCACAATTGATTCTGGTTATCGTGATGAACTTATGGTTATATTAATTAATCATGGTCAATATGCATATAAAGTTGAAAAGGGTGATCGTATTGCACAATTAGTTATAGCATCCGTAGTTCATTCAGAATTGGATGCAGTTCCTTCACTTCAAGATTATATGTTATTTGATAAAGAAGACCGTGGTGGTGGATTTGGTTCAACAGGAGTTAAATAATGTCGAATCCAAAACATTATGTTAATAATGAAAAGTTCTTCAAAGAAATGAAGAAGTGGAAACAGCGTGTTGTTGATGCTAGAGAAGTTGAAGATTCTGATCCACCTAGTACAGATTATATGGCAGAATGTTTTTTAAAGATTTCTGAGAACTTAGCATGGAAACCAAATTTTATTAACTATACTTTTCGTGATGATTTAGTAAGTGATGGTATAGAAAATTGTTTATTGTATGCCCATAACTTTGATCCACAAAAATCTCATAATCCATTTTCTTATTTTACACAGATAATTCATCATGCGTTTGTTCGTAGAATCCAGAAGGAGAAAAAACAAATGCATCTTAAATATCTTTATGTTGAACGATCTGGTATTCTGGAGCAAGTAAGTGCAGCTGGAGAAGATCGGCAAAAACAAGTTACTACATATATAGAATATCTGCATACACATGAAAAGTATGCTGAGTCTCCCTATAAATCTCAAAAGAAAAAAAATAGTATTAAGAATTTAGAAAAGTTTATGTGATGAATTGTTTATATCCGTTGGCAAAAAGATTTATTGCTGGCCATGATTTTGATTCAGCAAAACCAGTAATCTCTAATTTGATGCAAGATGGTTATAAAATAACGATTGACTATCTTGGTGAGCTTAGTAAGACAACTGAAGATTGTCATAAAGCACAATTACAATATCATCAAATATTAGATTATTATTCACAGATTCCTGATGGGCGTGAAATTGATATATCGATTAAACCAACACAGCTAGGATTATTATTGGATAAAGAAGATTGTTTTAATCGATTAAATGAAATTGTATTGAGTGCATATAATTATGGAATGACTGTTCGTTTGGACATGGAAGATTCTAATGTTACACAAGATACAATTGATTTGTGTGTGAGAGTTAAAAAAACCTACCCTAATATTGGTATTGCTTTACAATCTAATTTATACAGAACTACAAAAGATATAGATTACTTGTTGAACGAAAAAGTATCTATCCGTTTGGTCAAGGGTGCATATAAAGAAGATATTACTAAAGCATATCAAAAACAAAAATTAGTTTATCCTGTATTTTTACAACAAGCTTTAAAATTAATTTCTGATAGATGTCGTTCTTATTATTATTTTAGGGATGATAGAGTACCCAGAGATCAAACTGCTGTACCAGCTATTGGGACACATGATGAAGATTTGATTCTTGATATTATTGATTACTTGCCTACGATTAAGGTAGATAAGAGTGACTTGTTTTTTGAGTTATTGTATGGAGTTAGACGCGATATATGTTTTTCCTTGAAAAACGATGGATATTGTGTTAGACTATATGTTCCATTTGGTACAGAATGGCTTCCATACACGATGAGAAGATTGCGAGAATATAAAAACTTAAAGTTTATTATTTTTAATATCATAAAGGAGTTGATGAGTGGAAAGGCCGGGGGGTACTGATTATAATATTATGGTATTTGAAGAATGTCCCAAATGTAAAATACATGAACCAGATTTTAGTTTTAAAAATTGTAGTTTTACAATACATAGAAAATCTGATGGAAAGGCACAACAAGTATTTCAATGTACAGTATGTAAATTTGAGTGGAAGATAGATTACCAATGAAGATAGCTTTGATAACAGACCAACATTTTGGTGGCAAGAGTGACAGTAATTCTTTCAATGATTATATAGAAAAGTTTTATACCAACCAATTCTTTCCATATTTAAAAGAAAATAATATCGATACAGTAATTGATTTGGGTGATACCTTTGATCGTAGAAAGTATGTCAATTTTGCGATACTGGATAAAGTACGCAAATTTTATTTTGATGTCTTATGGCAAAACAATATTAAATTACATTCTATTGTGGGTAATCATTCTACATATTATAGAAATACAAATAATGTTAATAGTTCTTTTTTATTGTATGGTCATTATAATAATGTTAATGTATATCCAGCAGCTCATACAATATCTCTTGATGGTACAATCATTGATTTTATTCCGTGGATAAATTCTGAGAACTATGATGGAATAATGGGTTTTATCAAGAACTCTAAATCACAAGTTGCATTTGGTCATTTGGCAGTAGAAGGATTTGCTATGTATAAAAATTATGTAGCCGGTGATGGTATCTCCCCAAGTTTATTTAAAGGTTATGAATTAGTTGCTTCAGGACATTATCATCATAAATCCAGTAAGGGCAATATACATTATCTTGGAGCCCCATACGAAATTACATGGAACGATTATGATGACCCACGAGGATTTCACATCTTTGATACAAAAACAAGAGAGTTGGAGTTTATTGCTAATCAGTATCGTTTGTTTGAGAAAATATATTATGATGATGAAAATTGGTCAACCGATTTTAGAACATTGGATACTGATTATTATAAAAATAAAATTGTTAAGTTGATTGTAGAAAAG